CTTTCTCTTTCTTTTCTTTCTTGTCGTTCTCTTTCTTTTCTTTCTTGTCGTTCTCTTTCTTTTCTTTCTTGTCGTTCTCTTTCTTGTCGTTCTCTTTCTTTTCTTTCTTTTCTTTCTTTTCTTTCTTGTCGTTCTCTTTCTTGTATTTCCCTTTCTTTTTCTTGTCGTTCTTTTTCTTGTCGTTCTCTTTCTTGTATTTCCCTTTCTTTTTCTTGTCGTTCTTTTTCTTGTCGTTCTTTTTCTTGTCGTTCTTTTTCTTGTCGTTCTTTTTCTTGTCGTTCTTTTTCTTGTCGTTCTCTTTCTTGTAGTTCTTTTTCTTGTCGTTCTCTTTCTTCCCTTTCCTCTTCTAATTTTTTGATGGTGTTATTTTTTTCTAATTCTAATTCGTCTAAAAAATTAAATTTCAAATCTTCATTATCATCGGAGTTTTCATCCGATTCTTCATCGGAGTTTTCATCCGATTCTTCATCCGATTCTTCATCCGATTCTTCATCAGATATATTAATTATACTTTTAAAAGTATCTGTTAAATCTTTAGAAATCTGTATATTTTTATCATCGTCATTTTCATCTTCATCGTCATCTTCATCGTCATCTTCATCGTCGTCATCTTCATCGTCATTTTCATCATCTTCATTATCAGAATCATCAGAATCATCATCTTCATCGTCATCTTCATCATCTTCATTATCAGAATCATCAGAATCATCATCTTCATCGTCAACGTCATCATCAGAATCATCATCGGAAATAATATTTTTTAAGTTGGATTCATCCTGAGTTGGATTAGTAGATATACGAGAAAGATCTTCTTTTTTAGTTGGAGTTAAATTATTAGATAAAGACTCCATAAATAATTCCAACTGATCCTTTTGATAAAGAGGTACCAACCATCCACCTTTACCATCAGTATTTTTCATTCTAGAATGCCATCTAGCGTCTAATGGTCTCATAGATTTTTCATATAATTTAATATCTTTTCCTACAACTGCAAACTTATCTTTACTATATTTATAATAGGTTATTTCAGACATTTTAATCAATAAAATGGATACTTTAAGTTATTAATAAAAAAATGATTTTCTATGTTATAGATATGTAAATAATACAATAAGTATTTAATGAAACTAAAATTAAAGAATTTTAAATGTTATGAACAGGATGAATTTGAATTTGGTAAAAACGGATTAGTTTTAATATCTGGAGTTTCAGGAGCAGGTAAAACATCCCTATTAACTGCTATATATTTTGCTTTATATGGTCAAGGATCTGATTTAATAAAAGACGGGAAAAGTAGTTGTCAAGTTGATTTAGAAATACTTAATTTTATAATAACTAGAACTAAAAGACCCAATAGATTGGTGTTAAAGATATTATCATTGAACGAAAGTAAAAAAGATATTTTACAAGAGTATGAAGATGAAGCAGCACAAAAGATAATAAATGACAAGTTTGGAGACAATTTTGAAACGTGTGGATATATAGAACAAGATGCTATAAACTCTTTTATAACAATGAGTCCTATAGATAAACTTTCATTTTTAGAAAAGTTTGCTTTCAAAGATGTAGAGTTGGGAAAAATAAAAGGTAAATGTAAAAATTTGATTAGAACTACAAACGAAGATTTAATTAGTATTCAATCTAAATATGAGTTATCTAAAAATGTATTTGAAACAATGAAAAAACCTGATAAAATCAAATTTCCATTAAAGGTAAAAAAACAAAATAGAGAAAAAGCAGTAAAAAATGAAGCTATAAAGTATAAAAATTCACAAATTCTAATAAAAAGATTAAACAGGCAATTAGAACAAACAAAGAGTAAATTATCAGATTTTTTGTTATACTACAACAATGAGATGCATGAGAATGAAAGACTAGACGAATTAGAGAAAAACAAAATAAAACTTGAAAATGAAAATAAAGAAAATAATGAAAAGTATGAAGGAGATGAAAAAATAGAAGAGTATGAAGATCTTATAAAATCTATAAAACTTAGTTCAGAACTTATACATCTAAAAAAACAGTACAAAGAGAATGAACAAAAATTAAAAAATATGAAAGATAAAGAGATTTCAAACAAAGAATCTGAAATTTCTAAATTGAAAAACAAATTATGGAAAGATTATAACAAAAAAGAATTACAAGAAAATATCGATGAATACAATGAATATATTGATGATATGAAATCATATAATAAATTAAAAGATGATATAAATAGATATTACTTTTCTCTAGATGAAGAAGTGTCTACGTGTAAATTAACTAATGATAATTTAAAAGAAGATATAATGAAAATAGATAATATATTTTCTAAAAATATAGATGATAAAGAAGAAAAGATTTCTAGATTAGAGGAAAAATTAAAAACAAAAAATACAGAACTGAATAGGATAAATAACTTAAAAAAGACATATAAATGTCCATCATGTAAAATTTTTCTTAAACTGAATGATGATAAACTATCTTTAGTTGAAGAACTATCGCCTTCAGAAGAAGATATCTCCACGAGCGGATTCGTCCGTCTTCGACGGACTCATTGTAGGGGGCAAAGCCCCCGGAAAGCTCGCTCCGAGAGTATCTCGTCGTATGAAGAGATAGAAGAAGATATTTTAGAAGAAATATCTAATATTAAAAATAATATAAAAAGAATAAATGGAGTATTGATAGAAATAAAAAGTAGGTATCGTTCGTTTAAAAAGAGTAAAGATGATATTATAGATATTTATGATAGTTATGAAGATATAGAAGATGTTGATGATTTAGAAGAAGAACTTAAGCAATTAAAAGATTATCTTAGTTTACAAAAAGATATAGAGAAAAAAATAAAAGATATATCAAACGATATCTCTAATTCCAATTTTTCTGCAGGGGTTGAACATTTTGAAGATGATATGACGAGTATTTTATGTAAAATTGATAGGATAAAAAAAGAGTGTAGTGAATATATTAACTACGATAATATTGAAAAATATGAAAGTGAAGACCTCCTTGAGAAATTAAACATAAATAAAAACTATAAAAAAAATATTTTAAGAATTGATAACGAAATTTTAGAAATAACAAGAAATATTGAAGAAATTGAATGTAAAAAGAATGATAATAAAAAAATCATAAAAGATAAATGGGAAATAAAAGAAAATCTCCCATTAGTGAAAGAAATAGAAGAAGAAATAGAAAAAATTATGGAAGAATTAAGAAAAAATACAGAGAAGAAAGAAAATCATGAAAATAATATTCAAAAAATAGAAAAATACACAGAGATTGAAAAATTATGTCAAGAATATAAAGAATGGTCTCTAAAATGTAAAAATCTACAAAAACAAGAAAAAATATGTAACAAAAAATATTCAGCAGCTATGATTCTTAGAGAGACTATACTGGAGTCTGAAAGTATAGCGATGATACAAGTTATTAACTCTATAAACAATCATGCTCAAATTTATCTAGATGAATTTTTTCCAGATAATCCTATATCAGTAAGATTAGTTCCTTATAAACAAACTAAAAAAGGTGATAAAAAACCTCAAATAAATCTTGAAATAGAGTATAAAGGAATGGAGTGCGGTTTGGGTAGATTAAGCGGTGGACAAAAAAGCAGAGTAGTTTTATCTTTTACTCTAGCTTTAGCTGATATGTTTAACTTACCTTTGGTTATGTTAGACGAGTGTACTAGTAGTTTAGATGAGGAGATGAACTCTATTGTTATGAATACTTTACAACAAAATTTTAGGGATAAATTAGTTATAGTTATAGCTCATCAGTCTATAGAAGGAGTTTATGATAATATTATCAAAATAGGTTAGATTTTAAAATATTTTAAATATTTTAAAATTATGCTAAGGGTATATTTTTTGAATTTTCTTTAAAGAAAAAATCAAGAGAAAATATACTATCTTGGTTTACTTTTTCACACTCATTTATCTTTTCTTGTAATTGATCATTTGTAATGTTTAAAATATTTTTAGAATTAGAATATTTGAATAATATTTTATTTATAAAAAAATCATTAGGAAAAGTTTTAAAACTTTTATCTAAATCTAAAAGATATCTATCATTGTCTAAAGCAGAATAAAATGTGATAGCAGAATTAGATACTTCATCATTATAAACATCTATTGTTTTATCAAACCATGTTCTATAAAGTAAATTTTTAGTTGACGATATATACCATTCTCTATTTTGATTAAATTCTGGAAAAATATTATATATATCAAAATCAGTTAGTCCTAATGGATTTATTTCAGATGTGTAATCATATAACGTATTTATAAAAGGTTCCCACATAGAAAATATATGTAAGATTTTATGATACATTTGAAATTCATTATATTCTTCCTGGCATTTTTTTACTCCCAAGTTAAATATTATTTTATATGTAAGATATCCTTGATGATACAACATTTGATTTAAGATACCCATATTACCTGGTTTAACATCTTTAATAGTACCTCTGTCTTTAATATTGAAACTTGGATTATTTACTTTAATTTCAGATACTAATTCATCTAAAAATGTTTTTAATGTAATAGCCATAAGAGTAAAAGCTGTAATAATTTCTCTTATATTATGACCTCCATCTCCAACTAGAACTAGAACTGCACAATTAATTATATTTACTACATCCATTTCCCAATTTCTATTATCGTTATTAACTGCTATAGATGCTAGGTACATATAGAGAATAAAATTTACACTACCTGATATACCACATTGTACAGATGCTTCATATTCATTATTATCTAAATATTTTTTTAATAATTCTCCATATTTTCCAGTATAAGGAACCTCACATTGAACTCTTCCAGGATGTTTCCAATCATCTATATAAGTAGCACCTTCAAATATATAACTTGATACAATATTATTTTTCAAATCAATATGTTTTGAGTAAAGATTAGATATACCTATATTAGAATTTTTTTCTCCATTATCAACATTTAATCTTTCTCCTCTAACAGACATTATAGCTTTCATTAAATTCTGTTGGATAGTATATATACTAATTATAGCTGTATTTAAGTTATCATTACTGCAATCAGTACTGTCTACAAGAACTAATTTATTTTTATTATAATTAAACCATCTCTCTTTTAGATAATTATATAATCCTAAAAAATTCTCATGTATAAATGCTGGATTACCAACAGCATTTTTCATCTGACCTACAGGATAATTATTTGTAGGACCTTGAGAATAATACTCTAAATACATATTAAAATTAGAAATATCTCCATTATCTAAAACTATTAATATTTCTTTCAAAAATAATATAAGTTTATCTGTAATATCATAGTTTTTAAGAATATTACCTACAAGAAGAGATGATTTTAATTCTGAAAGTTCAAACTTATATTTTGCACAATCATTCTTTTTTCTATATTGTGGTTTATATAATCCGTCTTTATCGTCACTCATAGATCTTTTTTTGAAATCTTTATCATTTACATTTTCATTTAATCCAAATAATTTCATTTATTTACTACAAAAAAATATTACAATAAAAAAAGTTTCTCTTACTATAATAAAAAATGATTAATAGTAATAAAATTTTTGCTACAATAGTTGCTGTTATGTTGGCTATTATCGCAGTTTACTATGTAGACATTTCAGATGGTCTTGTTGAAAATTTTACACCAAATAATGTCACTTCTAATCTAGTAGGTAATGGTAATCACCCAATGAGTACCGAAAGATCAGTAAGTGTTCATCCTTCTGACAAATTTAAAATTGCAAGTGTACCTACTATTACACGTATTTCTTCTATGGGTCTTTCTGCAGCTGTACCCGATTCTAATGAGGAATATCTCACTGAAAACTATTCTCCTCAAAGCTGTAGAGAAGAAAATTATGAATCCCATGATAACAATGATACCTCTCTTATGAGAGCAGTAATGGGAAGTAATAATAAAATTGTTTTAGGTATTAAAAAAGGTCGTTTATCAGGTCTAGCAGATCCAATCAGAGGAGATTTAGTTCCTTGTCAAACTGAAAGACCTAATTGGTTCAAGTCAGCCCTTGGTCCTGAAAATTTACAAGCAGGTGCTGTAGGCATGCTCACTGATGTAAGCGTGGATGCTACATCTTCTCATGTACAAATGGCCCAAGCAAGATTAGGTCATAATAATCATCAAAATGCAGTATCAGATTTATTTGAGGATGTTTCGATGATGCATTAATTTATTTTTATAATTTAATAAAATTATAAAATCAAATTTTATACTATATAACCAAGACTTAATAATTTATTTTTTAAAAATCCTTCTATATCTTCTATTTTAACAGTATACGGTACCTCAATCAATTTTATACCGGCTTCTTTACACTTTATTCGTTTTAATTCATCCCTATATTTTTGATTATGAAAAGCTTCTTTGTTTTTATGAAAAAATGGTACATACTCATAATGTTGTCTTCCTGAATATTCACATCCTAATTTAAGTTCATCATTATAACAATCTATTTCAAGATTATTGCCTTGTCCTAATACATGATTCTCTAAAAAATTAGGTCTTATTTTTTTAAAAGGTCTATTCAAATACCTCTCTAAAACTCTCTTACACTCTTTTTCTCCTTTACTCTCTGTTATCGCTCTTCTTTTTTTAGGTTTATTTAATAAATCTCCACTTTTAACAAAATCACCAAGATTTACTGTACTATTCCACGTTCCTTTGCTTTTATTGAAATAATAATATATAGAACATCCTATCAAAAATACTAGCGATAATACAAAAAGTATTTCAAACCCATAATTATTCCAAAACTTACCAAATCTGTTTATACTGTTTATCATAACTATTTACTATTTCTTAATATTTATTTTTTTTGAAAAGTAAAATAAATATTAAGAAATAAATTAACTAATTGTTTCAGCTAAATCTCTTGTATTTTCACTGTTATTTTTTTCAGGTATATCTTTTCTACAAAGAGGACATTCGGTTTTGTATTTACCCCATTCTTCTATACATTTAGAATGGAAAAAATGTTCACAATTTAATAATCCTATTTCATCGTCTTTAGAAAATTCATCAAAACATATTGAACAAGATTTTTCTTCACCTATATCATGTGATTTGGGATCATATATAAATGTTGAAAATTTTATTTTTTGATCTTCATTTCTTTCAGCAATATTACTACCATCATTTTCAAAACTATCAATTATAACTTCTTCCATAAAATCATTACTAAATATATCTGTAAATATATTTGGCATTCTTATAGGTATACCAAACGTAAAAACTGAATTTTCTATTTCATTATTTTGTATAGGTATACGAAAATTTGTATTCATTTCTTCATCACGAAGATCTATATTTTCTTCTGGATTTTCTCGAAATTGTCTATCTCTTGACAAAAGTGAAAAGTCTATAGGATATTCTGTTTGATTATTGTCATTATTTACAGAACTCCAATCTATAAAAAAATTTTGTGAATATTCTGAATTATTTTGATCTTCATCGCCACCAGTATCCTCATCTTCATCTTCATCACCGATATCCTCTTCTTCATCTTCATCACCGCCATCAGTATCCTCATTTTGTATTCCAAAAGATATTTCGCTAAATGAAGTGTCTAGAGATCTATCAATGTTATTTGAAAAATTTACTTGTAAATTATTTTGTAAAATACCTCTATACATTTGAATCTCTCTTAAAAGTTGACGTTGTCTTTGAGCAGTTGTTTGACGTTGTATCTCTAAGTTAATTCTTCTATAAAAATCTCTTTCATAAAATCTTCTCTCGACATCTCTAAAAATTTCTCTTATTAATTGTTGTTGTATTCTTCTTCTAATTCTTTGTCTATTTGACATCAACATTCTTGTTAATAATTCGGCTAAATCTTCTTGATAAGCCTCTGTGTCTTCATTTGAAGAATTCATTAAACTTTATTTATTATAAAATATAAAGTATTTTATAATTCAATTTAATTCTTTATATTAGAGGTTGATAATTCCATCCCAATTCATTAAAAAGTCTTTCACAAATATCATCATGAAAACATTTTCTATCATTTGTTTTCAATATATTAAAATCATCTTGTTTACATTTATGCTCTCTGTTTTTTAATAACTGATACAGTATATGTTGTGTATTTAAAAAGTTTTTTCTTTCAGTTCTCTCTTTATCTTTATATATCTTGTCGTATAATTCTATCAATTTACTAAAATCATTCATAAGCTCATCTTCTAAATATCCTATATCATCTGGTTTGACACCTGTAAGTTTAAAATGAATAAGATTAACATTTTCATAATGTTTTGTATAAAACTGTTTTTCGGATGTTGTATGTTTACTTCTTCCCAACTCTTTTAAGAAGTCATAAACATGATTTTTAGTAATATTTTTAAATCTTTCCTTGTCATCAAGTTCACCTTTTTTACCTATTAGTAAATGATGACAATCAAATTCTTCTTCTAAATCTTTGAATATCTTATCATCTATACTACAATTTTGTTTACCTTGATATTGATTAATAGCATCTCTAAAATGAATAGTTCTATCATACTTGTATTTAGATGAAATATTTACTCTATCTATATCTTTATAAGATGATGTAAAAGTTATATCTTCTTGTTCACATCCACAAATAACACATGAGTATATATTAGCATCTTCAACTTCAAAATCTTTCTTATTTTTACAATTTGAACATATCATTTTTGGAGTTTTATTATCTCTTGTAACATTATTTGTATTTTTGTTATTATTAATATTTAATATAGAATCATCATGACAGTAATTCTTAGCTATTTTAATAAAATTATCTATTAAAGTTTGTTTTCTCTTATTTGTTTTTGGTTTTTTACCCATAAAATTTATAACCAAAGGTTTGTCAATTATATCTTGAAACTCTTTTATGATAGGTATAGTTTGTGATATATAAAATTCATAATCTGTTTCATTTTCTATATTGTTTATTTTTAATTCAAGTGTATCTATAGTTGATGATATACTATCTAATGTTTTCTTTGACAAATTTTTAACATCTTTTAGTTTTTTTAGATCTTCAATCTTATCCTTATAATTTTGTATATTTTTCTTTTCATCTTCAAAAAATGATAATATCTTGTTATTCAAATTTATTATATCAATTGATTGATCTTCTTCTTTAAATTTTTTTTTACTGTTAGTTCCTATCATTTTACTTAAGTAAAATTATCAGAACTTTAAACTACAATATTTAAATGAAAAAATTTATTAAACTTAAAATGTTTAAATTTTTTTTTTCTTGAATTATATAAAATATAATGGCATCATTGACCACATCAAATGTTACATCTGGTTTCATCGATTTAGCTACTTACGATGAAATTGAAAAATATCTCTATGGAGGACCTGACGCTACCGCCTACTTCGTCCGTGAAACTCGTAAATCCACTTGGTTCACCGTCGTCCCCGTAAGCCTCAGCAAGGCTAGCGGAAACCCCGGCTTCAATCAAGAATGGTCGGTCAGCATCTCGCGTGCTGGTGACTACCTTCTCCAAACATGGCTTCGTGTTACCGTTCCTCAAGTTACATTAAAAAAGGGAACAGCTGGTCTTCTTAGATGGACTCGTAACTTTATGCACAATCTTATCCGTGAATGCAACATTACTTTCAACGACCTTGTTGCTGCTCGCTTTGATAACTACCACCTTGACTTCTGGGCCGCCTTTACCGTCCCCGCAGGTAAGCGTAACGGTTACCAAAACATGATCGGTAACTTCGATGATATGACCGGAGGCCACCCCGGAGGCGTCCCCATTGAATCGTTCACTCTCAATCTTCCTCTTCCCTTCTTCTTCACCCGCGACAGTGGTGTTGCCCTCCCCACCGCCGCTCTTCCCTACAACGACATGAGAATTAACTTCTCGTTCCGTGACTGGACCGAGCTTCTTATCCTCTCGAACCCTGCCGCTCCTGCCGGTGTAAACCCCCACACTGTTCCCACAGCTGCTCAATTAGATGGTGGTGCTGCTCCCGTTCTTAGTGACGCTCAAGTCTGGGCCAACTACGCCATCGTCTCGAACGATGAACGTAAACGCATGGCTTGCGCTCCCCGTGACATCCTTATTGAACAAGTCCAAACCGCCCCTGTTCAATCGTACGACGCTACTCAACAATCCAGAGCCTTTGACATCCGCTTCTCGCACGCCATCAAGGTTCTCTTCTTCGCTGTCAGAAACACAACCAGTGCCGCTGAATGGTCGAACTACACCGCCGCCTCGCCTTCGGTTGTCACCGGTGTTGTCAACTTCGCCCCCGAAGGTGCTGTTGACCCCATCCTTGAAACTTCGCTCCTCTACGAAAACACCGCACGTCTTTCCCACATGGGTTCGGACTTCTTCTCGCTCGTCAACCCATACTACAGCGCCCCCATCATTCCCCAAGACACCGGTTACCACTCGTACTCGTACTCGCTTGACTTCTACTGCCTCGACCCTCTCGGCTCTACCAACTACGGTAAGCTCACAAACGTCAGCATCGTACCAAGCCCATCGGCTGGCGCTCAAGCTGGTGCCGCTGGTTCCGGTTCCCACAAGGAAGGTATCGGTTCCGCCCAAAGCTACTCGCTCGTAGTAACTGCTGTCAATAACAATGTTGTCAGAGTAAGCGGTGGGGCTTTAGGGTTCCCTGTTTTGTAAATTTTCCCCTTGTTTACAGTCTAAAATTTTTACAAACATATTTTGTTATATTAAAAAATATAACAAAATAAAAACTTTTAATAAAAATTAAGGACAAACCCTGTGTAAAAAATATTATAAATAATATTTTGAGAGTTTTCGGTAATAAAAAAATAAAATGAAATTTAAAGGTAATAAATTATTATATTAATAAAAACTATGAGAATACAACAAAAAACAATTGATAAAATTAACGAGCTTATTAATGAAGCAGGATGTTCAAATTGGAAAATTTCCGATGATGATACGAGATATATTACGTTTACCTGTAAATGTGGAAGAGAAGATAAAAAATTAAAACAAAATATGATGAAAAGTTTTAATGGTTGTTCTGAATGTTCTAAAAAAGGTATTTCTAAAGGAGTAATTGAAAAATGTAAAACTAAATGTAGAGAATTGAAAATTTACAAATATAAGGGAGAATCAGAAATACAAAGACATATTATTATTCAATGTAAAAGTTGTAATAAAGAATTTGAAACTCATACAAGTAATTTTTTAAAAGCAAAATTTGGTCCTTGTAAAGATTGTTCAACTACTCTTCCAGAATTACATTTTGACGACAATAATAATTTAATTATAGATGACGAAGAAATATATGAATATGGAGAATGGTACGGTGGTATTTTACATGGAAATATAAAAAAATATGATAATAGAATATGCATTGAGTTTAAACAAAATTCTAAACATAATAAAACATTTAAACATGAAGATTACAAAGAAGATGAAATTGTAAATTTATCTAAATTAATGAAAGATGTAAAGAAATATCAAGAATGCAAATCAAATATTATAGGAGAAAAGAATAATATGATAAGAAGAGTTAAGGTAATAAAACATCCTAAAATTCAAGAAGGATATGAATTTTTTGAAATGAAAATTAAAAAATTTGAAGAAAAAAAAGATTACACAGATCATATTATGAGATTTGAGATAGATCAATTAGATCAATTAACTTCTTTAAAATCAAGAATTCGTGCATGGAATGCGCCAAAAGATAAAACAGTATATGCTCGCGCAGGAAGTGGAAAAAATGACAAATTAATTCATAAGATTCTTTATAAACAATTTGAAGAAATAGACCATATTGATAGAAATGGACTTAATAATCTTGAATATAATATAAGAGAAGGAAAAGGAAGAGTGAATGCTAATAATAAAAGCATTCAGAAAAATAATACTTCTGGTTATCCAGGTGTTCAATGGCACGATGAGGGTAATAAACAGAGATGGAAAGCGGTATGGATTGATGAAGATGGTAAGCGTAAGTCAAAGAGTTTTTCAGTTGCTAAATGGGGAAAAGGAGATAAACAAGTAGCGTTACAATATGCTATAAAACATAGGGAACAAATGAATAAAAAGACAAAAGAAAGTTTAGGGATTTCAAGTTAAAAAATTTACAATTATATTTTGTTATATTAAAAATATAACAAAATCAAAATTTTAAGCTCTGTTTAAACAATATAATAATGAGTTTAAGACTTGTTTTCTTTCTAAATCATCTTTCTGGTAAAATTTGTAAGAAAATATTTTCTTATTATATTTTATTTTGATGTAGTATTTTTTATAAAAGCAAGAGTAGCCGGTTTTTATGTATTTCACATTTTTTTTGGGGAGTATGGTTAAATCTATAATAAAGTATTTTGATTCAATATTTTTTGAACAATTTATTCCTTCTATTGAGTATATTTTTGGAGTATACTCAATGTGTGATAATCTTGTCTTTTCTCTTTGAGATTGACCTTTATTATAGATTGAAGATTTCATTTTATTGTATTCACTATTTCTTTTAAAGATGTATTATATATGATATATTTTTCAAAAATATATCATTTTATTTTGAATATTTCTTTTTAAATTTTTTTACATTTGAATTAGAAACTATTTTGGTACATTTAGTATTACAAGTGTTATGAACTCCTTGTAGTAAATTAACTGTTCTTTTTTCAGAATTATCGGCATTTTTTTCAATAAATTCAATTGTTCTTGGTTTTACTTCTACTTTACATTTGCATTTTGGACAATAGAATATTCTATCTTCATTTACTTTTGGTTTATCTTCAGTAACAGGTTTTTGAGAGGTTTTCTTCTTACTTTCAGTAACAGGTTTTTGAGAGGTTTTCTTCTTACTTTCAGTAACAGGTTTTTGAGAGGTTTTCTTCTTAAGAGATTTTGAAGATTTAGAAGTTGTTTCTTTAGTAGATTTTGATATTTTTTTATTCATGTTTGTTAATGTATTTTATATTCATAAATATGATAATTATGAATATAAAATATAAATTGTTAAAATAATTATTATACTAATTGTAAAGTTTTATTTAAAATATTTAGTCTATTTTTGAGAGTAGTATAATCTTGACAACTATTGATATCTTTTATATCTTTTATAACTTTTATAGAGTTTGAATCTAAAGTAAAAATATTTTTTGTAAATGATTTTAGAGAAACAATATTTGCAATATTGTTTAAGAGGATAAGTTTATCGGTTGATAAGAGGTCATTAAACACATCTGTGTAGTATATTTTGTGTTCTGAAGACATTTTATGGGGTCCTGAGTAAGTTAAGATATTTTCTATTATAGTTTTATAAAAAGATAGGTCTATTAATTTTTCTATATCTTTCATTTTAGGATTATAATTTTGAAGTATATTATAAATCTTTTGGGGATCTAAAAACGTATTTTCTGAGTAAGGACACCTTTCTATTAAATTAAATTCTTTATGAGTATTTTTGATGTAAGTTATTTGAGAAGTTTGTGTATTTTTTAATTTTGAGTCGTAAACGTAATTTAAATATCTTGTAGATTCTTCATATAATGATTTATGAGTATCTGAAGGAATTTTTATAATGTTTAAAAAGTTTTCCATTATGTAGTAAGTTGAAGTTAATTGAATTTCGAAAGATTGAACAGTGTAATATAAGAATAGTAAATTTTTTGGTTGAGGAATAGTACATTGTTTTATTCTTAAAAAAACGTCTGTGTAAGATTTGATTCTATCTTTATTATTATTTGAAGTTATAAAGTCGAAAACCTGTCTATAATTACCTATATCTAGATTATATTTTTTTGAAGTTTTGAAAGAGATGCTGTCAGATAAATAATTTTTTTGATAATTATAGATGTGATATACGAAATCTATAGGAGAAAAATTTTCCAAGTCCATTTTGTCAAAAGTAGTTAATATACTAAACTTTTTCATATTATTAACAAACATGTGAATGTCACGTAAACCTTTAAAAGATTTTGGATAAAATTTTGTATTTGAGAATTTTTCCATAAGTAAAAATATTTTTCTCTTTTCATTATTTTCTAAATTTTTTGTTAAAATTTCACTTATAGTACTAAATATTATACTTACTACATCTTGAACTTTGCTAGTTTTAAACATGTCTATGATTCCATGATGTTTCCCTGAATTTATGAAATGAGATTTCCCGTAATCGATGAGAATAGGAACTTTATTTGTTTTTATTCGTACAACTTTATTGTGAGATAATGTATACTCGTAATATTTTTTATAATTTAATTCTTTTATAACTATATTCCAAGGCATACAATCCCAATGAACAAAACCGTAATTTTTTTGTGCTATTTCTAGAGCGAGAAAAATCTGTATGAGTATAAATAGATATTCATCTATATTGAAATCATTGCTTTTTATGTAGTCTAAAAAAGTGATACCTTCTATGTTTTCTACCAATGTAGTTAAGTTATCATTTTCGTCTTTATAATGACCTAAAATATAAGCAAAATTTGGACAAAATTTTAATAAATTATTTGTACAATTTTTAGCTACGAATAATTCGTGAATATTTTCCTTATCTTCGTATTTTAAAGAGTCATCTTGTGATACAAATTTCTTTATAACGATTGGATATCTTGCGAGTTGAGATTTTTGAATTTTTGTTTTTTGGGATATAAACGTTGTATCTTTGTTTACAATAAAGTAATTATCTAGATTACCATTATCGTAAGTATCTTTTAACAAATCAAAAGACATTTCAAGGCCTTTCATTAAACTATATGAACGTTCTTGAGGTGGAAACGTATTAATGTGTTTATAATTTTTATTTTTTACAGAAAAAGAGGAATAAGTATCTATGCTATTATATTCATCTTTAATCTGTAAATAAAGAGGGGTTGTAGAATTATAGAAGTAAGAACCAGTTTTCTTTTTTGTTTGTATAAACAAATTTTGCATGTAGTCAAATATACCTTCTCTAGTTAAGTATTTTCTGTAAAAGCGTAAACTATTTTTTACGATTTTAATGCATGCGTCGTCATTTTCTCTACACCATCTAATTTTTTCCAATAGATCTGAAAGGTCTTTCTTTACGGGGATATAATGAACATAAGGTTTTAATAATTTCATAAACCAAATATAGTAGTTTGATTCTACCAATAATATCACGGAACCAAAAGATAATTCGTTTGATAATCTATATGCGGTTACGTTTCCATCTATGTTTATAACGTATTTGTAATTTTCTTTTTGTTCTTTATGGGATAATCTATTTATAAGTGGAGGTTGAACTTTGATATCAATATTATCCAAGTATTTTTTACCCTTTAGCTTTCTAGGTCTTGTATTCCATGTTGTTATACCTGCGTCTAAAAGAGGACCTAGTCCGTCATTATCGTTATAGTTATATTGATTCATTTTTGCAACCATTAATCGGGGATTATCTTCTGTTGTGACACCGCAACCTGTAGAACTACCTCTAAAAACAGCTGTAGGTTTCTTTTTATTCCATTTTTGTAAAAATAGAGAATCGTCTGATAATAGGAGATCTGTTTCTTTTAAAATTTCAGGATATTCGTCATGTCCAGGATGAGGAGTTTTAGGAAAATACTTGTGAGTATTAGTTCTTTGCCAATCATCCCAAGTAGGAATACATATATCAGCAAAATCGTCTGTAGTACAACATCCCATTATAGGACAATACTTTTCATAATTATGAGATAATAAAGGATATGATTCTGAATCAAATATATGATCATAAGGTTCTGTAGAGTCTTTTTTTAGAAGAGGAAAGTCTCTTCTATTGATAAAAAGCTCTATATCAGGTAATTCTCTATGTTTACATAATTCTATAAACATATCTTTCATATTAGATGATCCGGAGTCTCCTTCTTTTAAAGGAAATTCGTATCTCATTAGACAATTATTTCCACCCCAAGAGTTTGTAAATTTATTTATACCTGCAATTGGATAATTAGTTTGTTTAGCAACCATTTTTAAATAATTTTCCATTGATCCATATTTAGGATTAAATTTTATACGATCACCCCATTCATTTTTATACATGGGTTTACTAAAAGGTAAAAACACTGCTAGTTTATTGTCTTTTATTTTTATAAAAATACCTTTTTTAAATTTATGAAAAATATAATTAAATGTGTTATCTACTGATGTGGGAGTCAAACTACTGTATTTTTCATAAGATAAATTTGTCATAAATGTAGATGTAGATGTAGGTGTGAATACATTATTTTCGTTTTTAATCACTCTTTTACATAAATCTCCATTTGTTGAGTCTCTGTAGGTATTAAACTGATCTACGTCTCCTGCGGTAAAATGAGTTTGTCTAAAACCCTTGTATCGGGTATTAGTCTGAAATCTCATTTTTATAGAATTTTTTGCATCAACTTCGTTGTCGAAATAATCTTGAATTTGTTGAAACTTATCCGTAGTTGTCATTTATAATATACCACATATATTATAAATGTATATATTATTCTCATAATAATCATTTTTTTTGTTTTCTTCTTTTATATTTGTCTATATTTTCCATTATAACTTTTGATTGTACAACTTCTTCCCCTTTCATAGCTTCGATTATTTCTTCGATTATTTCTTGAGCATTATCTCCATTTATACCATGCGATTCAAGTACTCTCATTGAATCATTTATTTGATCTTCTTGTTTTTTTCTTCCAACTCTTTTTGTTTTTTCTTGTTTGTAAATCACGGTATTTTTATATTTTAAACCTGGTTGATTGGTATTTTCAAGATATTCTTGAATAGAGTTCATATATATTTTTTGTTGTTTTTTTAGTTCTCTTAATTCTTTTGATTTTGCTTTTATTATGTTATCTAATCTATTCCATTCTTCTACTTGTGCTTTTATCATTTACATTTACTGCAAGTTTTCTTTATGTAGGTTTTATATAAAATAAAAAAAATTATTTTATATAAAGAATTATGAACGATACTTATTCAATTGAAAATAGTTGGATGCCTATGTTAGTGAAAGGAGTAAAGAATCCTTTTCCTGTAGTATATTTTAAATCTGACGAAAATTACGAGGTGTCTAACAATAAATTTATAAGAATAAAAATCTCAGGTACAAACTCATCATACGATGATTTACCAGAGATTTTAGCTAAAACTTCTACATCAGAATTTCTTCCAAATTATAGAAAAAATTACTTTGAAAAAACTGGTTATATGGCTTTGTTTTTATTTACTCCTTTTGTTGAGTATCCTGAAAATTTCGGTCGTTTTACTATAACAAAAATAGAAGACAATTTTACACACGAAGATTTAATAAAGGAATTAATTGATTGCACGGAAGGTGAAAAAATAATAGAAGATACTTTAAGAGAAAGAGAAGAAGAGATTGAAGAAAGAGAAAAAGAGAGTGAAAGTCTTTCTGATAATAATATCTTACTTTCTTCTGTTAATAATGACAAAAAAATTAAAATAAGTAAAAAACATCTTTATAGTTTAATAGCTATAAGCGTTGTATCAGTTATACTTATAATAGTTTTAACAGTTATTGGAGTAAATGAATTATCTAAGTAAATTTCCAGTTACCATTTTTACTCTCTATTGTTGTATTTTTTAATACTTCATTTTCATCTAAATATGAAAAATGTATTAATAAATTTTTATAAAAATTTTTTAGTCTAACTACATCTTCTTCTTTTTCCTTTTTTTTATTAAAAGATAAATTTGTAATACTACTCAATTTTTTACTTAAAAATTTTTTAAAATAAAATTTTCCTGATTTTTCTGATTTTGAATCATCTGTACACTGTATATTACTTAAAGTGGACGATAATCTCTTTGTTAAGCTTTTTTTATTACATGTACAATTATATACGTTTTCTAAACATATATTACATGTTATCACAACATCTATAACCCTTGATATGTTTAACATTTATATTTATTAATTTAAAATATAAATTTTACTTGTTTTTAAATTCTTCTACATTTATAGTTTGATTAAAATTTAAATATTTAGGATCTACATTTCCCGACGTTATATCTAATTTTCTTTTCTTTTTATCTCCATATTTTTTATATACTCCAACTTTTTTATTTGAATAGTTATATTCAGTAGGTGGTACATATCCAGGTATGTCTATTAATTTTCTTTCGTCCTTTTTGTTATATATTTCATCCATTTTATTAACTACATCTTCATCTCTAGATATACTGGATATATTATTAAAATTTTTAGTTGATCCTAATTTTGCATGAGAGGGATGTTGTTCTGTAAATAAATTAATATCATGATCTCCACGATTCGTTCCGAGAGTATCTCCACGATTCGTTCCGAGAGTATCTCCACGTGGATTGTATTTTAAAAGTTGTGTTGTCTTACTTTTTTCTGTTGATATATTCATATTTTTCTGCCATTTTATGGTTAGATTATTGTTATTCATGTTTTAACTTTTGTATATTTTTATTTAGGTCAATTTAAAAAAAGAATTTTCTCTGATAAATGAGTCAAGATAATATAGACAGACAATCTATTTGTTCTTCTGATGAATATAAAGAAGAGATAGACGATTTATTAGACGAAATTGATCACCTCAAAAAAGAGAATAAAAAATTAAAAAAGTTAATTAAAAAAATCGCAAGTAAACAAAAAGAAGAAATAAACGATTTAAAATTTAAACATCGTGAAGAAATTTTAGATCTTAAAACAAAACTTACTATAGATAATAACTCTTTTCAAACAAACTATTGGAAAAATTTATATGAAAATGAAAAGAGAAAATAATTAGCTTATAAATTCTTATAAACATTATAAAAGTTTCCAACCGTCAATAATGCAATCATAACCATCATCCTAAAATTTTCATTTTCCTTACTACTTTTTTCTTTATCCATTTTATTCATCATGTTATAATAATAATAATATATTTTTAAACATATATTATTATTTCATAATTATTTCAATACTATTAATTTTACTATTATTGTCACCTGACTTAACAAGTAATTTAATTAAATTACTATCTCTTTCTATTTCTTTATCTGTTTTAAAATTACAAATTTTGATATTATCTTCACAATTTTCTTCATTTGTTTTTTCTAAATCAATTTGTGTTTTATTTGTCTTGATTGAAAATTCAATATCTCCTCTATTAATACTATTTACCTCAAAAGTTTTTGTTGTTTCTTTGGCGCAAAATAAAACTAATTCTTTCCATTGATTATTTTTTTGAAAATCTCCTGTCGGTATAAAAAGAAGAGTTTTTTCTCCTACAGATCCCTTATCTCCTTGAGGTCCCTTATCTCCTTGAGGTCCCTTATCTCCTACAGATCCTTTATCTCCTTGAGGTCCCTTATCTCCTTGAGGTCCCTTATCTCCTACAGATCCCTTATGTCCTTGAATGCTTTGATTTATATTATTATCTGGGAGATTTATTTTTCCTACTGAAGAATTATTAAAATTGTTAATAACATCATCTATATCGTTATTTATAATTGATTCAACATCTAAATTATTAGATTCAGTTATTGTTTCGGTAAAATTAGTAGAATTATCTGAAAAAGTATATTCTTCATTTACTAAATTACTAGGCATAGGATTTCTAAATCTAAACGTCATTTTATTGAGAAAATATATTGTTTTAAGCCTATTTAAAACAATATATTTTCTCAATAAATACAATATAATGATAGATAAAACAACAATTATACATATTGCTTCGGAAGTTGTAGTACTTGCTGTAGTTGTAGTATGGTTTAATAAAAAAACTCAAAATATATATAACGTTGTAAAAGATATATCTAGAAGATTAGAAGAACAAGAAAATTTGATTTTAAATCATGAAAAAACAATAAATGAATTAATAAAAATAAATCAAGATATTTCTTTAAAGATTTTAAATTCTAAAGAATTATATGAACCAGTTAATGACGAATCTAAAAATAAAATTCAAATGAAAGAAATTAAAAAAAATAAACCAGTAAAGACAGTTAAAATAGTGAATGATAATATTTCTAAAAATATTAAAGTAACAAAAAATATTCAAAAACAAGATAATCAAAAACAAGATAATCAAAAACAAGATAATGAAAACGAAAATAATGAAAACGAAAATAATGAAGATAATTTAAGCGAAACAGAAAGCGAAATGGATGAAGTTTTAAAAAACGAAATAGCTGAATTATTAGATATAGAATAATTATTAAATTATATTTACTATTAAATATAATTTATATTCATTGTTTTATTTTAAGTCCTAAACAATTGAACACAGTATCTTGTAATTTATCAAAATCTGATATATTTTGAGATCCTTGATCTTGTATTTTTGTTAATATTGAATTAAGATCTTGTGTAAGTTTTAATGGAACCGGTGACGGGTTTTCTTTTTGTTTTTTAGCATCTTCTATTTCATCTATTTGTAACAAGATTTCTTGTACATCTTGTGCTTGTTGTGCGTCGCTTTGTGCTTGTTGTGCGTCGCTTTGTGCTTGTTGTGCGTCGCTTTGTGCTTGTTGTGCGTCGCTTTGTGCTTGTTGTGTGTCGCTTTGTGCTTGTTGTGCGTCGCTTTGTGCTTGTTGTGCGTCGCTTTGTGCTTGTTGTGCGTCGCTTTGTGCTTGTTGTGTGTCGCTTTGTGCTTGTTGTGTTCCTTTTACTTTGTTAATTTTATCAATAACTTCTTGTTCTTCATAAACAGAATCATCATCATCCTCATTAGAATCATCAACAGAACCATCATCATCATCATCATCATCCTCATCGGAATCATCAACAGAACCATCATCATCATCATCATCATCATCAGAACTTGAATCATCATCAGAACTTGAATCATCATCAACAAGTTGTGCTTGTTTTTCTCTTCTTTCTTTTTCTAATCTTTCTCTTCTTTCTTTTTCTAATCTTTCTTTTTCTAATCTTTCTTTTTCTGCCTGTAACTCATTTAACAAATTATTTAATTCCTTAGAAGATTTTTTTAAATTTTCTTGATCTTTATCTAAAGAATAATACTGTACTTTAACTAAATATCTAAGCGCTTTTACAAAATCTAATGATTTCTTAAAATTTGATCCAATAATAGATTTTGTTATATCTTTAGGAGAAACAATGTTTCCTTCTTTGTAAATCTTATTGACTTTTTTTATTATTTTAGGCGTAAAATATTTTACAAAATCATATTTATATAAATTTTTAGTTCTTAAAAATTGAATCATATCTTCAGAATTTCTTTTTGTTATAGCTTCATTAAAAATTTTGGAATCAACATCTGAATCTGATTCAGTAGGAGCAGGAACAGTAGCAGTAGGAACAACAACAGCAGGAACAGGAACAGTAGCAGTAGGAACAACAGCAGGAGCAGGAGCAGTAGCAGTAGGAACAACAACAGCAGGAGGAACAACAGGAGCAGCAGCAGGAGCACGACGGGTCATGCAATAATTTGATAATAAAGGAAATAAAGCTGCTGTTAATAATGGTTTATTTTTGTATTGGTTTTTGGGATCTTCTATACCAAAAAATACAGCTATTTTATCCATTTCATCTCTATATACTTTTTTCGAAAATTCAGTCTTATTATTACACATATTACAAAATTTAATAATATCCGAATCATTTAATTTTTCAGAAGGATTTACAATTTGATTTGCTGTAGGTTGTTGTTGAGGTATCTGTTGTTGAGGAATGTTTTGACCAATACTATTAAAAGCGTTTACAATATTACCACATATATCTTTTTTAGGTACTTTGGAAGGAGGTTTGCCTGAAACTTTTTTTATATAGTCCATAACACCACATTCTTTTGCTGCTTCTCTTGCTTCAGCTACTTTAAAACTTTCACAATTGTTTTTTAATTTATTACAAATAGTGCTTAAATTATTAGAATTGTCGATTGGTCGAGGAGGAGCTTGAGGAGGAGCTTGATGAGGAGCTTGAGGAGGAGCTTGAGGAGCTTGAGGAGGAGATCCTAGATTAACAATTTCTGGGGATGTTTTAGGAGGAGTAGATACTTGTTCTACAGAATTACTTTTAGAAGAATTTACTAAATCTCTAACATTTCTTAACTGTTCAACAGCTACTTCTCTAGGAATTTCACCTGTAATTACTCTGTTACTCAAATTTTGAGAGATAGCATTACATATGTCTTGATTTGTTAAATCATCTGGAGATTTTCCTATACTTCTTGCATACGAATCCAAATTTGTATTGCATTTTAGTGCAAGCTGTTTTAATATATCTTTTCTTTTACTTTTGCATGTTTTTTTTCTTGAAAAAGCACAATCTGGAACTTTTAATTCTTGCTGTTTTCTAAGTATAAATTCAATTAGTTGTTCTTTGTTTTTTTTCTCAAGAACAGAATCTATAGTATTAAAATTGTCTTTACAATATTGTCTTAATTCATTTCCACTCTTTTCATTTAAAGCGTCTCTATCTAAATGATTTGTCATTTTATTTTGTATTAGAAAAATTATAATTATATTTTTTGTTTTAAAATATAATTATAATTCAAGAAAACTGTAAAACAAAATCTTTTTTGTAGTCTAATATTTTATCCTTAGGTTTACCTTTTTGATTAGATACAATATTTGTATTGTGTAAATTGTAATTAAAATTTTTATGAGTATGACCAGAGATCCATGTATGAATGGTATCATCTTTTATTAAATAATCCAAATCACTAACATAAAGGGAAACATATTTATTTTCTGATCTTTTATAATCTTGATTTATTGAAGAATAAGTAGGTACATAGTGAGTAACTACTATAGCTTTACAATTTTTTTCTTTACATTTTTTAACTTCATTTTTTATGAAAGTGACACTATTTTCAAATTTGCTCTTATAAATTTCTGTATTCATTCCATAAATTTTTACTATATTTTTAGGTAATTCGCATTTCAAATCACTCCATAAGGTAGAACCTATAATCCAGTAATCACCAAGTCTAACTGTAGCGTTATCTAATATATACAGATTAGATATACTAGATTGTAAATTCTGTGCCATAGCTCTAATTGTACTTATTGTTAAAGGATTCGCAACTATATCTCTAGGTCTATAATATTCATGATTACCTAAAACATAGATAATATTAGTATATAAAGGAGATAATGTTTCAAGAAATCCTTTTAATTGGTCATATTTATAAAAACTACCAATATCACCTGCTAGTATTAAATTTGGAGAAGATGGAGTTAAAATATCTAAATAATTAGGTACATCATTATTTTTAAATTCTATATGAATATCTGAAAGTACTTGTAGAGTAAAAGATGACATTTTTATTTGTATATAATCGATTTAAATTTTATTATATACAAATAATCATTTTATTTTTATATAATAAATATATATGTTAACAACAACTAAAAAAATATTAATAGTAATAACAGTAATAATATTAAGTATAACTATAGCAATTTTAATATTTTATTTTTCTCGTAAAAAAGATAATTTTGCAAACACAGTTTTTTGGAAAAAATATAAAGATTCTGAGAAAAAACTTATACATTCTTTAAAACATCGTGAATTAAAAGATAGAATAAATATACCAATATATTATATAAATTTAGATAAATCTTTTGATAGAAATTATCTTATGACCAAACAATTTGAAAAACATGGAATAACAAACTTTCAAAGAATACCCGCAGTTTATGGTAAAAAATTTCATAATAAGAAAAAAGGCAGATTAAATAATGGGTATAATTTTGTAAATGAGTTTACTACATTAAATTTAAGTGAAATAGGATGTACTTTATCTCATATGTTAGCTATAAAAAAAGCGTATGAAAATGGTGATAAAATGGCTTTAATTATGGAAGATGATGTGTCTTTGGGATTGATGCCGTTTTGGGAGAATGATTTAAAATATTATTTAGATAAAGATGATTGGGATATTATTCAATTGAGTAACTCTTCATGCGATCATGACCCCCTTAATGACTTTACAGATTTTTCATATGATTGTTATGGAACTTTTGTTTATGTTATAAAAAGAAGTGGTATGGAAAATATTTTAAACCAATTCTTCCCTAAGAAAACAATATATTTAAAACCTTCTAAATCAGGAAAAAATACGACAGGTGGTACTTCAGATGTTTTTGTATATAAAAACGCAGGAGTTTCAAAAATGATAAACGTACCTCTATTCTTTACCATAGATTTATTGACAAATATTCATGAATCTCAAGAAAATGATAAGTTAGCTCTTGAACAATCTACTAGAAGTATAGATTTTTATAATGATAGTTATAATGTAATTAATAAGTTAAATCTAGAGTTTGGTGAACAGTATTCTAAGTTGATAAAAAGATTCATAAAAGAAGGTAAACATATTGATAAGGTAATTTATATCAATTTAGATCATCGTAAAGATCGTAAAAAAAGATTTGAAAACACAATGAAAAGTATTGGTATGGATTTAGATAAAGATGTTATAAGATTAGATGCTATATACGATCAAAACAATGGAGCTATAGGTTGTTTGAAGAGTCATATAAAAGCTTTGGAATATGCTATTTCTTCTTTTGAAGGACAAAACATTTTAATATGTGAAGATGATATAGTATTAAACGATTCAATTGAAGATCTTAATTTACACAACTTGTTAAATAGAATATTTGAAAATAATCTATTTAAAAATACTGATGTTATTTTATTAGCTCATAATACTTTATTGAAAAAAGAAACTAAATATAATGATACAAAAAACGAGATTTTAAATAAATATTCAGATTATGAAATATTAAAAGATACAGACACTGAAGAAGTATTAGATTTAGTAAAAGACGATAAAAACAATGAAACAAAAAACAATAAGATAATAAAATTATTAAACTCACAAACAGCTTCATGTTATCTAGCAAATACAAAGTATCTCGAAAAAATTTTAGAAGTTTTTAATTTAGCATTAGAAACATATACAAAATCCGAAACAGGTTGGAACGATAATTTTTGTACAGATCAAAGTTGGAAAATTCTTCAAAAATCAGATAACTGGTACGGCTTTACAATCTCTCCATTTAAACAAGGCGAAAGTTATAGCGACATAGAAAAAACTAGAGTAGATTATGGTATGTAAACTACTTTAACTTTATTACTTTTTTTAAATAAAACCTCTCCCTCTTTATCACCCCTTTTTAGGTTACCATATGTAGTATAATCTACTCTTATGTTTACTCTATTTTTTTGTTTGGTTTTATTTAATACATGCTTACCACACTGCTTAATTACATCCATAGGTATATGTTCTCCTTCTTCACAAATTAACATACCGTATCCTGATGGAAAATCACTTAAATGGAAAAAATAATACCATTTTTTAGAATTTTTTAACATCTTCCAGTTCTCATTAGAATTTTCTCCTAAATAAAATTCATATTTATATACTTTTTCTATATCATCAGTATATAATATTTCATATAATTTCATGTTTTTAATACTATATACTAATTATATATGTAAATTACAACAAATAACAATTTATTTTTTAAAATGATTTTATTGAATAGTTTTATGAAAACAATCAACTATAGTAAATAATCAGAAAATGTATAAAATACATAGAATATTTCCTTATGACTGGAAGATTGATTCTAAAGAAGTAAACGTAACAAGTCTAAGAATATATGGTTTAGATGAACAAAACAAAACTATTTGCGTAAGAGTTGACAATTTTACTCCTTATGTTTACTTGGAACTTCCTGACGGTATAAAATGGGATGAAGACTCTGCTTTAAAGTTATGTTCCAAAATAGATAGTCTTTTACATGACAAAAAACCTCTTTTTAAATCTTTTGAAATGAAAAAGAGATTATATTATGCACATATTGATTCCAAAGGTAAGAGAAAAAAATTTCCATATCTATTTCTAGCATTTTCTACTAGATCAGATATAAAAACCTTATCTTATAAAATAAGATCTCCCATAAATATTCCTGGTTTAGGTAGAATCCGTTTAAAAATGCATGAACAAGATGCCAATGAAATTCTTCAATTAACATGCAGAAGAAATATTCCTACAGCAGGTTGGATAAAATTTAAAGGAGCTGAAATTAGAGATGAAGATGAAAAATTAACTACATGTGACAAAGAATTTATAGTAGATTGGAAAAACTTATCAGCTGAAGAAACAGATAGAGTTCCACCAAAACCTCTTATTTTATCTTTTGATCTTGAAGTCTACTCTTCCGATCCTAATACTATGCCTAAATCTGAAAGATTAGGAGATAAGATTTTTCAAATCTCATGTGTATTTTGTAGACAAGGAGATAAAGATGATAAAGATTTTGATAAAGTATTATTGACATTAGGTAATCCTTTAAAATCTATAGTAGGAAATGATGTAGATATTAGAACTTTTATTACAGAAGATGATCTTATTATGGGGTTTACAGAACTTATTCAAGAAAAACAACCAAATCTAGTAGTAGGATATAATATATTTGGTTTCGATATCCCTTACATGATCGCTAGAGCAACATCTCCTTGTATGTGTTTTAGAGAGTTTTCAAGAATGGGGTTTATTAAAAACAGAGAAGCTGAAATGAAAATTATTAAATGGTCTTCTTCCGCTTATGGTAATCAAGAGTTTGAATTTCTAGATGCCGAAGGTAGACTTTTTGTTGATCTTCTTCCATTAGTTAAAAGAGATTATAAAATGGACACATATAGTTTAAAATCTATTTCTACCTTTTTTATCGGCGAAACTAAAGATCCTCTTTCAGCCAAAGGTATTTTTAAATGTTATGATTTAGGTACAACTAAAAAAGATGATGGATCTTACGGCAAAAAAGCTAAAAAAGCCATGGCGATTTGTGGTAAATATTGTGTACAAGATAGTGCTCTTGTATTAAAGCTTTTTGATAAACTTCAAACATGGATCGGTTTAACAGAGATGGCTCGCGTATGTCATGTTCCTATATTTACATTATATACTCAAGGACAACAAATAAAGGTTTATTCTCAAGTTTATAAAAGATGTATGTATCAAGGTTATGTTGTTGAAAAAGATGGTTATATTGTAAAAGAAAATGAACACTATACAGGTGCTCATGTTTTTGAACCTATAGCTGGATCTTATGAAGACGTGATTCCGTTTGATTTTACAAGTCTATATCCTACAACTATTATCGCTTATAATATCTGTTGGTCTACTCTTGTAACAGATGAATCGTACCCTGATAATCTTTGTCATGTTTTTGAGTGGTCCGATCACGTAGCTTGTATTTTAGAAGGTTCAAACATTACTATAGACGAATATTCAATGAAAATAGAAGATTTGAAAGAGTATAATCAAAATCTTTTGGCTTTTGATAAAGATAACAAAGGTGCTTCTTATTATAAACAAACAAATTTCTTTAATCAAGGTGTAAAAGATTGTGTAAAGATAACTTTTGAAGATGGTACAACCCTTTGTTGTACTCCTGATCATAGGATTTTGTTATCCGATTATAGTTGGGTTGAAGCACAAGATATAAAAATCAACGATGATCGTGTTTGTACAACATATTCACCTCCAGTGTTTGATGTAGATGGAATAAAGTTAAATATCTTTGATTATACTTTTTCAGGATCAAAACTAATTAAATTTTATAAGATTTTAGGTATATTGTGTAGTGATGGTTACTGTACCGAAAAGCGTACAGTGGTTTACGTAGTACACAAAATTGATCTCAAAAATATAGTAAGAGATATTGAAGAATTAGAAAAGAATTCAACTAGTGTTTATAAAATAAATTATGGTTGGGGAGTAACTATAACAGGAAAACTAGGAAAATTGTTTAGAAATTTAGATGGAATGATGTGGAATGCTAAAATAAATCAAGTAAGAACTTTACCAAAAATATTAGAAAAGGCGTCTAGCGGTGAATTATCCGCTTTTCTTAGTGGTTTATTTGGAGGAGATGGTCATACACTTTCTTATTCACAAAAAGCTCAGTGTTTAGGAACGATTTCTTTATCTTGGACAAGTAAAAAAGAAGAACAACTTACAGTAGTGTTTAGACAAATAGAAAAATACTTGAAAGTATGTGATATTTCATCTTGTATTTACAGAATAAATGATTCTACGTATATTAGTATTAAAACTCAAGATATTTTCAAATTTAAGGAAAAGATAAACTTTTCATATTGTGTGCATAAGTCTATGAGATTAGAAGCAGGATATTCGTACCTTAAATTAAGAGATGAAGTATGGTCACAGCAAAAATGGTTAGTAGAAAAAGTAAAACTATACAAAAATATGATGAGTATTAATGATGCTACAGAAAAAGCTATTAAAGATTTGAAAGATAATTTTCCGATTTATAATGAATATTATTCGTCGCCTACAAAATCACAAATGGTTGAGTTACTAAGACCTCGTAAAAAATGGGAAAAACCTATGTTTTCCTATAAACATTTTCCTACAGCTCCAAAGTATCTTGATAGTATTAATGCAAAAACTTTTTTTGAAGGTTATGGTGTAGATAAAGATCAAGAAGTTATACCATTTTTACATAAAAAGGTAATCAATATATCTCCTATTGGTAAAAAACAAGTATACGATTTACAAGTCAACCAATCACATTCCTTTGTAGCAAATGGTGTACTTGTTCATAATTGTGAACATGATACAACTGTTAGAAAAACTAGACCTAAACATAAAATGTGTGCTGAAAGAAGATATAGATTTCTTAAATCTCCCAAGGGTATTTTACCAGAGATGTTAACGGACCTTTTAGATGCTCGTAAAAAAACAAAAATAGAAATGAAAGATAAAAAGAAACTATTAAAAACTATATCCGACTCTGAAAAAACAAATATTGAAACTGCTATTACAGTTCTAGATAAAAGACAGCTAGCTTTCAAAGTATCAGCTAACTCTGCTTATGGTGCTATGGGCGTTCAACGCGGTTATTTACCTTTTATGCCCGGAGCAATGTGTACTACAGCACGAGGAAGACAATCAATTGAGAAAGTAGCGGAATATATCCCTAAAGAACACGGAGGACAGCTTATCTATGGAGATACTGATTCTAATTATATACATTTTCCGCATATGATTGGTAAATCTGCGCAAGAGCTTTGGGAGTATTCTGAAATGGTGGCAGCTGATACTTCTAAGCTCTTTCCGCCTCCGATGCGCCTTGAGTTTGAAGAAGTTATATATAGAAAGTTTTTTATTATAACTAAGAAGAGATATATGTGTTTATCGTGTGATAAAGAAGGAAATGTTTCAGATAAGATATCTAAAAAAGGTGTTATTTTGGCAAGAAGAGATAATGCTAAAATAGTTAGAGATATTTATGGTGATAATATGATGAAAGTATTTCATAAAGTTCCTGAAGATGAGATTCTATACGATTTGATAAACACCTTTAATAAGATGTTTTATAAAGGCTTTCCTTACACTGACTTTATTATTACAAAATCTGTAAGAGGATATAACGAACTAAAACTTGAAGATGTAAAAGTAGAAGAATGTTTGAATATGAAAGGTGAACATAAAAAAGATAAGAATGGTGAACTAATGTACAGAAAAACAGGAATGATAGGAGACTATAAGATAGAGTTGTGGAAAAATAAAGAAGAAAAAGAAAGAAAGTTCAAAGTAAAAAATGTAAACAATGAAAAAGATTATTATCTAAGATGTTTACCAGCACAAGTACAGCTAGCAGAAAAGATGAGATGTAGAGGAAAGCCTGTAAGTGATGGTACTAGATTAGAATATGTTATGTTGACTGACGGTACTAGTAAGAGTGTTAAAGATAAGAAATATGAAAAGATAGAATCTGCAGAATACTATAATGAGTATAGCCATATATTAAAAATAGACTTTTTGTGTTATCTTGATAATATATCGAGTTCATTAGATCAGGTATTGAATGTTGTGCATAAAAATAAAGATTTTGTTCTTAATCAGTATAAGATTAGATTACAAAAGTTGAAAGTACTTGAAGAGTTGAGAAGTATATTTGAGGTAAAGGTATTTTTTGATGATCCCTCGCAAGCCGAGCTTGCTCGTGGAGATCCCTCGCAAGCCGAGGTAAAAAAAGACAAGGGACAAAAAGATATAAGGAGTTATTTTCAGAAAAAGTAAAATAAATAAATTGAATTATATATTCTAAATTTAGAATATATAATTATAAAAGAGTAAATAAAGGGTTTACAAGATGAGCGAAAATTGTTTTATTTGTTTAGAAAAAACAAGTAATAAAGTATGTAAACAGTGTAACTGTTACGCACATACATCATGTTGGGGTAGATATATGAAAGAGAATGGGGTTTGTGAATTGGTTGAAGAAGAAGATTGTTTAATGTTACTTACTAAGAATTTTATACCTTGTCCGTTATGTAGAGATGAGAATTATTGTGTTCCAGCGACAACAAGAAGTAAGACGGAAACATATAGATTTCATACTAATTTTCTTTTTGCTCATAATTATTATATGAAATTTAAAAATTTGGATTTATCTAAAAATTTAAGATTTAAGTATTTGGATATGAGTTTTAAATATTTTAAAAATTTGAAACAGTTTATATTAGAGAATGAAGCGATGACGGAGTGTATAAAGATTATACTTAGTGATACGTATCATATAGATAGATGGAATAATGCTAATTATTATCATATGGAATTTTTTGGAGAACAGATTGAAAAAATTATCTAAATATGTAAAACCTTACTAATAATAAAAATGTACTCTGGTATTAGTAAAATAGTCTCTTTGTTCAGAGATTATAATAGCTTTAATATGACCCCTGAATGTGAAAGGGACACATTGATCGATTTAGAGTTTATATCTAGAATAAACGTAGGCCAAAAAATAAATGTTAGATTTAGATTTTTTCAAAATGATGGATTTGCCACATCACTATCTAGAACGTTTTGGAATGTTGATAACAAAGATAATACTCTAAGTTTTTGCGATAATACTATTAAGAAGAGTTTCAATATATTGAAACTGTGTGAAGCCGATATTATAAAATATGACTCTAGTTCAGATGATTATCAAAAATCTATAACTAAAATAAAAAATTTATTAAAACTTTTATGTAAGACCACTATTGGATTGCAAAATCTTCAAACAACCTATGCTGGTTTTGATAGATTTATTGCACAAATATCTTTAATTATCAGTGAAATAAATACAGAAATTGAACATAGATTACCTAAATATTTCGATGATGAAGAGATAAATAAAGAGATAAATAAAGATAATAGAAGTATGAGTTTTGGTGATAGATCGCGAGTTCAAGATGATTGCGATATTAGTAAAGAAACATCTGAAAATAAGAAAAAGAAGAAGTAAAAAATTATAAAATTGATTTTTAAAAATAATTTTATAATTGTATAAACATCTATCAATAATCAGTAAATTGTAATAATGGATCATTATTATTTGTATGAGATTTATACGAAAAAAGTGTATCCTGAAAGTATAACTAGAAAGTTTAATCCAAAACCTCCAATGTCAAGTGGAAAAAATAGTTATGAATCTTCAAAAAGTTCCAGTTTTTGGAAAAAGACTAAAGATTTTGCAAAAGTTAATTCACCGTCCAGACCTCAAATGCCTGATACTATGCCTTGTGCTGAAGATCTTGAAAACATTTATCTTGAAAGAGCTAGAATAAATAAAGAAAATATGAAGAAAGAAAATATGAATAAAGAAAATTATATAAAAAGTGTATATCCAAACATCACGACTAACGAGGGTTTAATTGAAACATTTTGTACGAATAAAAACATAATAAAAACCAGGAATAGTAATGTATACGAATCTCTTCGGACAAGTCCTGGGGAGAAGCAAGTTCGTATTTCAAGTAATAGAAAAGACAAACTTTTAAAAATAATTTCAGAAAATGCTAGAAAGAAAAGAGTACAGGACTATTTAGATAACTATATAGATAAGGATTTTATGAATCTTTCTAAATACATG